ATGAGGCGTCGCCGCTTTTGCGCTTGGCGGAGATTGCCGAAGCACGCGGCGACATCAGCGAAATGCTTGATGAGCAGACGCTGACCCGCATCGGGCATGACTGCATCCGGGACTATGAAATCGACTGCGCGGATCGCTCCGAGTGGGAGAAGACCGCAGAGAAGGCGCTGAAGATCGCGGCGCAGGAAAAGGTTGTGCCGCCGCGGGATGCCCCGGCGTATCGGCGGTCATATTCGAGTTTCCCGATCCTGACTACGGCGGCGTTGCAGTTTCGTGCGCGCGCCTACCCTGCGATTTGCCGCAGTGGGAACATGGTCAAGGTGAAGGTGATCGGCTCGGATCGCGGGCGTCGCGAGCTTGGGCAGGATGGCCAGCCGCTGGTGTCGCTTGGCGGTGAGCCGATGGGCGAGGCGCAGGCGCAACAGGTATTGCAGCAGGTGAAGGCGCAATTGGCGCAGGAGGGTGGCGCCGAGCAGGAAGCGCCGCAACTGCCCGAGCCAGAGCCAGTGTGGGCGATCGAGCCGGGCGCCAAGCAGAAGCGCGCTGACCGGGTGGGCGACTACCTCAACGTATACCTGGAATACCGGGTAGACGGGTGGGAGCGGGATACCGACAAGCTCCTGACGCAGCTCCCCATCATTGGTTGCGGGTTCCGCAAGATGGTGTGGGACGCGCAGTCACGGCGTCTGCGCCCTTCCTACGTGCCGGGCTTGAACCTCATTGTGCCGAACGGAACGCGGTCGCTGAAGGAAGCGCCGCGGATCACAGAAAAGCTCGAAGACACGTTCCCTTTCCAGATTCGCAAGCGCATCAACACCGGCTTCTACCGCGCAGTCGATCTGCCGACGACGGGCGAGGATGCCGAGACGCCGCGGCTTCTGTTGGAGCAGCACCGCTTGCTGGATCTGGACGACGATGGCGTGGATGAGCCGTATATCGTCACGCTGGACCATGAGACGGCCAAGGTGCTGCGTATTGAACCGGACTTCGGCATTGACGACATCCACGTCGATGAGGATTTGCGAGTGGTCGATATCGACCGGTCGACCTATTACGTGAAGTACGGCTTCCTGCCTGACCCCAAGGGCGGATTCTACGATATCGGGTTCGGGCACCTCCTGCATGGCGAGGGCGCCGACGATGGCGGCATTGGCGACATCATCAACTCGATCATCCGCATGGCGCAGGACGCGGGCGCAGCGCAGATCGCGGGTGGCGGGTTCGTATCGGCGGGGTTGCGCTTGCAAGGCTCCAAGCGCGATGAGACGATGCGCTGGATGCCCGGCGAGTATAAAACCATCAACGCTTCGGGGCAGGACATTCGTGCGGGCATCGTAGAGCGCACGTTCCCGCAGTTGCCGGGGTTCATGTTCAACCTACTTGATCTGATGCTTGGCGCTGCCAAGGACATTACTAGTGTCAAGGACATCGTGACCGGCGAGGCGAACAATAACGCACCTGTCGGCACCACGTTGGCGTTGTTGGAGCAGGGCTTGCAGTTGTTCACGGCGATCTACAAGGGCGTGTACCTGTCGTGCGGCGAGGAATTTTCCATGATGCGCGACAACCTCGCCATGTACGGCGGGGATGAGGTTGCGCAGGATTATGCTTCGGTGCTGGACGACAACGAGGCGGATTTCGCGGCTGATTTCGCCGACACCGATACTGACATCAAGCCGGTTGCCGACCCGTCGAGCGTCACGCGGATGCAGCAGGTCGCCAAGGCACAGTTTGCGTTGTCGTTCCGTGGTCAGGGCTTGGATGATCTCGAAATCAACAAGTATGCGTTTGAGACGGCCGGCATCGACTTCGACCGGTTCGCACCTAAGGGCCAGCCGCAGCCTGACCCAGTGATGATGGCAAAGGTGCAGGATCTGATGGCTTCGGCGCAATCCAGGCAGGCCAACGCCGGCTTGGCACAGGCCCGTGCAATGGATCTGGTGCAGGAGACTGCGCGCAAGGTTGGTGAGTCTCAGGGCTATGCCGAAGGGCCGGGGATCGGCCTGTGATCGATCAGGCGCCTATCACCGAAGATGAGTTTCAGACGTGGCTTACGTATCCGACCACAAAATGGGTTTTAGAGGCTGCCAGGATGCTTGCGGCGGATCGTCGCGAGGCTTGGGTGGCTACGTCATGGGAAGGCGGAAAAGCCGACCCTGAGTATTTGCGCGAGTTGCGCGGCCAGCACGATGCACATGCATGGCTGGCAGATATTGACTACGACGCCGTTTGCGCGGCGACGGAGCAGGAACCGGTTAGCGATAGTCGCTGACCATTGAAGGAGGCCGCAAGGTGGCTGGAATACCGACGTTGACTGAGAATGCCCTTGATTGGGTGCCAACCGGCTTTTGCGCTATGGTCGCAATGGCGCAGCAGGAGGAAAAGACCGCTGGCGGCTTGTTCCTGCCCGACTCCGTAAAGGACAAGAACAACGTGGTGGAGCAGATCGGGCGCTTGGTGGCTCTGTCGCCTGTCGCGTTCGACTTTGCGGAATTCCCGCAGAACGCCATTCCCGAAGTCGGCGACGAAGTGATGATCGCCAAGCTGGCTGGCGTCCAGTTCGATGGCCGCGATGGCCAGAAGTTCCGCGCTGTGCAGGATCGTGACATCATTGCATTTCGGAGGGCGTGATATGGGGGTTATGAACGAGCCAACGGCGGGCGAATACGCTTACAGTCAATCAATGAGCAACGCATCAGAAGTGACGCGACTCCGGCAGGAAGTTGCTGAGGTTTCCGTACGCCTGCATGATTGGGAAACGCGGGTTGAAGGGGTGCAGGTTAAGGCGGCGGCGCTGCAAACGGCTTTGCAGTGGTCGTCGGGCCTTAATGTCCAGCCCGGCAAGGTGGTCGAAGCTGCCAAGCTGTTTGAGGGTTATCTGCGGGAGACAGCGGCATGAGCGACGATCAGGACCAGAGCCAGGACGCCGCCCTCGGCACCGACGACGCGCCCCCCGCAGAAGCCCCGCATCTAAGCGAGGTCGAAAGCCTTGCCGCGGAGATGGGGTGGAAGCCCGAGGCGGAATATACTGGCGCCACCCCATGGAAGCCCGCGCGCGACTTCATCAAGACCGAGCGCGACATCAGCCGCGAGATGCGCAAGAACGTTAAGCAGCTTGCCGATCGTGTCGAGCGCATGGCGGCGGCTGGCACGAAGGCAACCGAACGCGCGCTGATGCAGCAGGCGCAGGAGCTGGAGCGCAAATTCGCCGATGCGGTCGAGAACAAGGATAAGAAGGGCGCAGCCGAAGCTGCCCGCGAAATGCGCGAGCTGGAGCAAGAAGCGCGGCGCGACTTCGATCCGGTCAAGACCGAGGCCGACTTTGCCGCGCAAAACAAGTGGTACAACAAGGACGAGGAAGCGACGGCCTACGCCATCGCCATTTCCCAGCGGTTGGCCGCGCAAGGCAAGAGCGTCGAGGACCAGTTGGAGGCAGCGGCGACAGGCGTGCGCAAGCGGTTCCCGGAGTTGTTCGAGGATGCCAAGGCTGCCCCGACCAAGAAAGACCCGCCTGCGCTCCACACGCCGCAGGGCGGTACGCGACGCGCAAAGGAGCGGGGATTTGCGGACCTCCCGCCCGAGGTGAAGCGCGCTGCGGAAAGCCATGCGCAGCTTGCGGCGTCGCGGTTTGGGGCAGACCCAGACAAGACAAAAGCCGAATACGCCGCCGACTACTTTTCGGACCGAGCAGCGTAAGAAAGTTGCTTGCATCTGACATTTATTGGAGTTAATACTATGCCCCGAGGTGTTTACACCCGTAGTTCGGCCGAAGTGGCCCCCGAGACTGAAACCGCTCAGGTTGAAGTTTCCCCCCGCGCCGCAGAAATGCGCCGGGAGCGTCGCCGTCGCGAGGATGGTGACCTAGACCGCATGGGGCGCATGGCCCTGCGCATTCCCCAGGAAGTGCAAGACCGACTGGCACGCGAGGGCAAGACCGCCCGTTGGGTCAGGGACAATCCTAATCGGCAGGCATCCATGCAGGCAAACGATTGGGACGTTACACCGGGTGTCGATCCCGTTTCCGAGGATCGCGACGGTTCGGGCAAGCTGGTCCTGATGGAGAAATTCAAAGACTGGTGGGAAGACGACCAGCGCGCGAAATCCAAACTGCTCGATGAGCGGGAACAGGCAATCGAGCGCGGCGGCAAGGTCACATCAGGCGACACGCGCCAGACGGAAACCTCATACGTTCCTGAAGGCAATCGATTCTCACGGCAACCGGGGCTGTAAACGCCAGCCCCTAACGAGGGGCTGATTATGCCGAATGCCAACATCCCGACCGGGCTTACGCCCCGTCGTTATCGAAATGGGGCGCCGTGGACTGGTGCGGCTCGCACGTATCATGTTCCGGCGACCAACGCGACCGCGCTGTTCATCGGTGATCCGGTCGTTATCACCGGTACGGGTGATTCGCAGGGCTATTCCGACGTTGGCATTGCCGCAGTCGGGGGCCGCATCACTGGCGTCGTTGTGGGCTTCCGCCCGACCGCTCCGTTCTCGCCGAACCGCTCGCTTCCCGCCGGCCAAGAGGGCTACGTGATCGTCGCTGATGATCCTGCGCTGCTCTTTGAGGTGCAGGACAGCGGCGCGCTGCCGGTGACGTCGATCGGCCTGAACGCCAATCTGGTCGCAGGTGCGGGCAACGCCTTCACGGGCTGGTCGAGCTGGCAGCTTGACGCAGCAACCGCGGCGACGACTGCGGGGCTTCAGCTTCGCATCATCGAGCTTCAGCACCGCGCTGACATCGAACCCGGCTCGAACCAGAATTGGCTCGTGGCGCTCAATCAGACCACCGAGACGCCGGCTGCCGGCTCCACCGGCGTCTAAAGGGAGTTTGAACAATGCCCGCAGGTATCATCACCCGTTCGTCGCATCCCGAGGCGCTGTGGCCCGGCGTAAAGTCGTGGTTCGGCCTGACCTACGACAAGGAGCCGACGACTTATACCAAGATCTTTGCGCAGGAGACCTCGGATAAGTTCCAGGAGCGCGTCACCGAGGCTACCGGCTTCGGCCTTGCTCCGGTCAAGACCGAATCCTCGCCCATCCAGTATGACTCTGACGGCCAGGGTTATACGGCGATTTTCCAGCACGTCGTGTACGCGCTGGGCTACATCGTCACGCAGGAGGAGATCGAGGACAGCCAGTACGATCAGGTAAGCCGTGGTCGCGCGGGCAGCCTTGCCTATGCAATGTCCACCACGACCGAGTTCGTGCACGCCAACGTCTTCAACCGCGGCTTCAACACGGCCTATCCGATCGGCGACGGCCAGCCGCTGTTCTCGACGGCTCACCCCACCGCTTCGGGCGTGCAGTCGAACCTTCTGACCGCAGCCGATTTCTCGGAAGCGGCGATGGAGGACGCCACGAAGGCAGTGTGGCGTCTGAAGACGGCGCGCGGATTCCCGATCAATGGTGGCGTCAAGCGCATCATCATTAACCCGGAAGATGCGTTCAACGTCACCCGCGTGCTCAACTCGGTGCTGCGCTCCGGAACGGCGAACAACGACATCAACGCGCTCAACGCGATGGGTATCGTGCCGGAAGTGGTGGTCAACAAGTACCTGACCGACACCGATAGCTGGTACGTGCAGACGGACGTTCCGAACGGCCTGATGACCTTCTGGCGCCGCAAGCCGCGTATCGTGCAGGACAACGAGTTCGATACGGGCAATGCGCGCACCAAGTCGGACATGCGATTCTCGGCTGGCGCGGCGGATTTCAGGTCCGTCCTTGGCAATCCGGGTGCTTAACGCAGGTTAAAGGAAGGCCGGGATGGAAATCATTGAACATGACTACCAGCCCGGCCGTCCTTGGTCGATTTGCGACAGGTGTGGACAGCGTAGGCGCCTTGATTGCCTGCGCAAGGAATGGAGCAGCCTGATGGTTTGTGACGACTGCTACGATCCACGCCCTGATACGATGTTGCCGCCACGCGTTGGTCCTGAAGGGTTGCCGTACCCTGATGCGCGCCCCGACCAGCCCGCCTCTTTTGTCAACGTCGTTACGCCGGACGATTTGTAGTGGCGACTAGCGGCGTCTCGACCGGAACGCTCACCGCAAGCGACGTCATCAAGGCGGCGATGCAAGAATTGGGCGTGCTGTCGGCGGGCGAAAACCCGGATGGCGACGAGATGGAGTTGGGGCTACGTGCGCTTAACTTCATGCTGAAATCATGGGCCGCACGCGGTGTCACATCGTGGCGCAACGCGGACGGCGAAGTGCCGGTTGTGGCTGGCGATGACACTGTGCCGCTTACGGGCGCGATCGACGTGCTAGACGTCCGATTCGTGCAGCCGGGCGGCTATGAGCGCCAGTTGCAGCGATGGGAGTTGGGACAATACCGCCAGCTTCCCAGCAAGGCGACGCGCGGCAGTCCGGTGGCTTATGCGGTGAACAAGGCGCCTACGGGCGTCACGCTGCTGCTGTGGCCAGTGTCGGCGACGACTTCCACGCTGCGCTACAGCTATACCCGCGTGATCGAGGATGTAACGGATGGGGCGGAGACACTCGACATTCCACAGGAATGGTTGGAAGCCGTGTACGTGGCTCTGGCGGCGCGTCTGGCGCAGGCTTTCGGCGTAACGCGGATTGACCCAGCGACCGCGCAAATCCTTATCCAGCGGGCTGTGACGCTCGAAAACGACATGTTCGCCGCGGACCAGCCGGCGTCTTTTTATATGGGTGCGGCAGGGAACAGGTATTTCTAATGCCAGACACGGTTGACATTCAGTATGGCGGGCGCCGACTCCGGGCGGATCTGGTGTCATTTGTAGCCAGCGCCGAAAGCGCGCGGCTGTTCGCATCGCAGCTCGACACTGATGGCGAGATCGTGCCGGTGTGGAAGGCGCACACCTTTGACTATGATGGCGCTGGCAACCTTGTCGGTGATACCGTCACGGACGGCGGCACCATGTGGACGCGCACCTATACGTTCGTGAATGGCGCGCAGAAAACCGATAGCGGATGGGTGAAAGCCTGATGCCTCTCGATACTTCAATCCAGCCGTTTCGCCGCGAGTTGTCGGTTCTGCCGATCATTATTCCGGTTGGTCTGACGCCGCAGCAGACAACGGTTCCGCCAATGACAGGCAAGGGCATCACGACCTTTCTGATGCACAATCCTAATCCATTTTGGGTTTGGTACGCCGGGGGTAAGGCAAGCGCGACGATGCCTGCCGACTTACGCGGAAATGGCCATTATATCGGTCCTGGCCATTCATATATCGGGCGCACGCAAATGCCCGATTGGATCGCCGCGCAGGCTGATGATGAGATCAATTTCCCGGTGCGTGACGCGCAAGGTAACTGGATCTATGCCGGACAGCGTGCGCGTTTGGTCATGATTTACGGAAGCGGGGCCTGAGATGGGCACGAAGGTTCCGGGATACGGGCTTGGGGGCAAAGCCGGCCCGGCTGGTCCAGCAGGGCCGAAGGGCGATGTTGGAGCGACAGGTGCAATCGGGCCGCAGGGCGCCGCCGGAGTCAAGGGCGACACAGGCGCAATTGGCCCGCAGGGCATCCAGGGCGCTACCGGGCCACAGGGCAGCACTGGCCCGGCAGGTTCCAATGCCTCAGCTACTCCGCTTGGCACTGCCGCGCCTCAACCGCTTGGTGCAGCCGCGGCGGGGTTATCTACCAACGCTAGTCGGGAGGATCACGTTCACGCTCTACCGACGCCGCGCTTAGCGCTGGTAGGTACTTATTCAGTTGGTGAGTCGGGGCTGATTACGTTAGCGCTTGCAGTCCGCCGTTACTCTCTGACGATCGCAGGTTTAACGACAAACGATCGTATCGTTGCTGTTCTAAACGGTGTGCCGCAGAACGGCAGCCTTCAGGACGTGTACGTTAGCGCAGCTAATACTATTAGCGTTGGCGCGCTAGTTCCGACGCTAGGGGTGGCGGCAACCATTGTCATTCCTATCGCAGTTTATCGTGTAATCTAGGCCGGGAGGTTATTATGGGCGTTTCAAAATTCGATCAGGTGGAAGTCGATTCGTTTGGCAGCAAGACCAATTCGTTGATGCGCTTGAAGCGTGCTGCCACTCGTGCCGCCGCCTACAATCCCGAAGATTTCCCGGCGGATACGACCGACATTACGCTGACCATGGAGACGGCGGCGGATGCGGCGCTGACCCGCATCTACACGGCGGTGTCTGGCGGTACGGCGCTGACGAGCGTTACTCTTGACAAGGTATTCCGCTTCACTGGCGGGCGCTACACGGTTGAGCCAGTTTCCGGATCGAACCGCGTTGCGTTCCCGGTCGCTAGCGTGGCTCCGGCACTTGGCGGATTGCAGAACAACCTTCCGGCCACCCCGAGTTATCAGGCATGGGGCTGGGAACTGGAAACCGTCACGGATGCGCCCAAGCTCCAGCTCCGTATCGCCGGCAATGCTGTGCGCGGTGTTCGTGTGCGGGTGGACGGCAAGTACGTCAGCAAAGCGGCGCTCGCCTACGCTGCGACCAGCAGCAGCAACTTCCTGACGCTGGTGTTCGCGACCCGCAAGCTGCGTACGATCGTTATCGAAGGCACGGGCAACGATCTGATCCAGCATGCCGCCGTCGCGCCGACGGCAGCTCTGTCGCCTGGTACGGGTGCAACCGACCGTGTTCTCGCGATCGTCACCGGCGACAGCTACTCCGAGGGGACTGGCGCTACGTATCCGGGGCTGTTTGGCTATCCGAAGGTGCTGGGCCGGCTTCTCGGATGGTCGGACGTTCGCACGACTGCCGTGGGCTCGACGGGGTATCTCTCGACCAGCAATGGCACCCGCAAGAAGGTTCGTGACCAGATCGCGGATTGGCCGGTGGTCAACAGCGAT